GGTGGAGGAATGTGCCTCTTTTCCTAATGGCGACCATGATGACTTGGTAGACTCAACCAGTCAGGCTCTGTTAAGATTTAGGCAAGGCGGGTTTATTCGGTTAGATACCGATGAGTATGAAGAGCCGGTTAAACGCAGAAAAGCAGCTTATTATTAAGGATAATATATGGCAATAGAGAAGGGTTTATATCAAGCACCTCTAGGAATAGAAGCCTTAGCAGTTGAAGAAGAGCCAATTGAGATTGAAATTGTTGACCCAGAAGAGATTAATATTGCGATTGGCGATATAGGGATTAGCTTAAAAACAGAAAAAGATGATTTTGGAGATAATTTAGCTGAAACAGTGTCTGAAAAGGCGCTCTCTTCATTAGCTGCGGACTTAATTTCTGATTATGATGATGATATAAGTGCCCGTAAAGATTGGATGCAGACCTATGTGGACGGTTTAGAGCTTCTCGGTCTGAAGATTGAGGAAAGAAGTGAGCCTTGGGAGGGTGCTTGTGGTATTTATCACCCATTACTGAGTGAAGCGCTGGTTAAATTCCAAGCAGAAACCATGATGTCTATCTTTCCAGCCCAAGGTCCAGCTAAAACAAAGATTATTGGTAAGGAAACACAAGAAAAGAAAGACGCAGCGGTCAGGGTTCAGGAAGATATGAACTATATGCTGACAGAAGTGATGCCGGAATACCGCTCCGAGACAGAAAGAATGCTTTGGGGGCTCGGTTTAGCTGGTAATGCCTTTAAAAAGGTTTATTATGACTCCAATTTAGAGCGCCCAGCCGCTATATTTTGTCCTGCTGAGGACGTAGTAGTGCCTTATGGTGCTTCCAATCTAGAATCAGCCGATAGAATTACCCATGTCATGCGCAAAACTGAAAATGAAATGCGTAGACTACAAGTTTCAGGGTTTTATGTTGATGAAGACCTAGGCGACCCAGTTAATTCCTTAGATGAAGTTGAAAAAAGAATAGCAGAACAGCTCGGCTTTCGTGCTACTACCGATGACCGCTATAAGTTATTGGAAATGCATGTTAATTTAGATTTAGAGGGTTTTGAGCATGAAGAAGATGGCAAACCAACAGGTATTGCCTTGCCTTATGTAGTCACAATTGAGAAAGGCACCAGCACTATCCTAGCTATTCGTAGAAATTGGATGGATGATGATAAAACCTATGCAAAAAGACAGCACTTTGTCCATTATCCGTATATTCCGGGCTTTGGCTTTTACGCTTTTGGTCTTATTCACCTTATTGGGGCTTTTGCTAAGTCTGGTACTTCCCTTATCCGACAACTCGTGGATGCAGGAACGCTAGCCAATCTGCCGGGGGGATTTAAAACTCGTGGATTGCGAGTTAAAGGAGACGATACACCAATAGCTCCCGGAGAATTTAGGGATGTAGACGTACCCAGTGGGGCAATGCGTGACAACATCATGCCCTTGCCTTATAAGGAACCTAGTCAGGTCTTAATGACCCTTCTCAATCAGATAGTTGAAGAGGGTCGCAGATTTGCTAATACCGCTGACTTACAGATTTCTGATATGTCTAGTCAGTCACCTGTCGGAACGACCTTAGCTATTCTTGAAAGAACCCTGAAGGTCATGTCGGCTATCCAAGCACGGGTGCACTATTCGTTAAAGCAAGAACTCGGGTTGTTAAAGGTCATTATTGCTGAAGACACCCCTGAAAGTTATGACTATGAGCCAGAAGAGGGTAGTAGAAAAGCTAAACGGTCTGATTATGACAACGTGGATATTATTCCTGTGTCAGACCCCAACGCCTCAACCATGGCGCAAAAGATTGTGCAGTACCAAGCCGTTTTACAACTGGCACAGGGTTCCCCCCAGATGTACAACATGCCTTTACTACACAGACAGATGCTAGAGGTACTAGGTATTAAGGATGCGCAAAAGCTTGTACCAATGGCGGAAGACCAAAAACCACAAGACCCGGTATCTGAGAATCAAGCTATCTTAATGCAAAAACCGGTCAAGGCGTTTGCTTATCAGAACCATGAGGCGCATATCTTAGTGCATATGAATGCGATGAAAGACCCAAAAATCTTACAGGTCTTAGGTCAAAGCCCACAAGCTCCCGCTTTACAGGCAGCTATGCAAGCACATATTAATGAGCACCTAGGTTTTGGTTATCGAGTAGAAATTGAAAAGCAGTTAGGTATGAACCTACCTCCGCAAACTGATGAAGCTGGTGAAGATATGCATATGGACCCAGAAGTCGAAGCAAGGTTAGCTCCGTTACTGGCGCAAGCTGCGCAACAGTTACTGCAAATGAATCAAGGTCAAGCTCAACAGCAACAAGCTGCTAAACAAGCGCAAGACCCGTTAATTCAGATGCAACAACAAGAGTTACAAATTAAAGCGCAGGAACAGCAACGTAAAGCTGCTAAAGACCAAGCCGATGTTCAGCTTAAAGCCAGTCAGCAACAGATTGAACGAGAGAGAATTATGTCTCAACAACAGGTAGCTGAAAAACAAGCGCAGTTAAATGCGGCTAAGAACGTGGCTGAACTAGAGAACGATAAGAAACGCACCACCATTGAGGGCTTGAAGTATATCGCAGAGCTATATGCTAGAGATAACCATCACCAGCAAGATATGGGTAAAGATTTAGTTAAAACAGTTCTCAACCGAAAGGAGCGTGAATGACAGCGTTAGAGGTATTGATTCAGCAGATTGACGACAAGGTTACTCAGCTGAAGGATTGGGTCGGTGGCGGACAAGCCGTTGATTTCAATGAATATAACAAGATGGCTGGAGAGATTAAAGGTCTGCTTTTTTGCCGTCAGAATATATTAGACCTTCAAAGAAGAATGGAGCATTCGGACGATGAATGATTTAGCACAAGCGATAGACCTATCGTTAGTTTTACATAAAAAAGAAAAAGCAACACAACTGCCAAAACCAGTTGGTTACAAAATTCTTTGCGCCATCCCAGAGGTAGAAGAAAAGTTACATGGTACAGAAATATTAAAAGCTTCAGAAACAATACGTTATGAAGAGCTTTTAACTACAGTGTTGTTTGTTGTAGATTTAGGTCCAGATTGTTACTTGGATGCAGACCGCTATCCAACAGGACCTTGGTGTAAAAAGGGTGACTTTATTTTAGTACGACCAAATGCCGGGACACGGTTGGTTATACATGGTAAAGAGTTTAGATTAATTAATGAAGATTCTGTGGAAGGTACTGTTGAAGACCCCCGTGGAATTACTCGTAAAAACTATTAAGGAGCCGGACGATGGAGCCAAGTAAGTATGAATTAGAAGAGTCAGATGAATTAGATATAGAAATTGTTGACGATACCCCCGAAGAAGACAGGGGTCGTGTACCAGCAGACCCAGAACGAGTTAAGGCGTTAGAGGTAGATGTAGACGAACTTGACAAGTACAGCAAAGACGCTAAAGACAAGATGATTCAGATGAAGCGTGTCTGGAACGATGAGCGTAGAAGGGCTGATTTGGCTGATAGAGAACGAACCGCTGCGGTTGAAGCTGCTCAACTCCTCTTTGAAGAAAACAAAAAAATCAAAGCAATCTTAAATTCTGGCGAAAAAGAGTATGTTGATGCTGTAAAAACAACAACTGGCTTACAGCTAGAAATGGCAAAGAAAGCCTATAAAGATGCTTATGATATGGGCGATACCGATAAGTTATTGGAAGCCCAAGAGGAAATGACTAGAGTTGCCATGCAAATGGACAAGATAAAAAACTTTAAGTTACCCCCTTTACAAGAAGAAAATTTTCAGGTACAAAGGGAACAGTACCAACAACCTGCACAACCTGACGACAAGGTTATGGAATGGCAGGAACGCAATTCTTGGTTCGGACAGGACGAAGAAATGACAGCATCAGCTCTTGGGTTACACGAAAAACTCAAGAATGGTGGCGTAGTAGTTGGCTCTGATGAATATTATGCAAGGTTGGACGAAACCATGCGTAGGAGATTCCCAGAGAATTTTGAAGAAGAGGCTAAGGAGGACGTTCCGAGGCGAAACACGGTAGTAGCGCCAGCAACTAGGTCGACTGCACCTAAGAAAGTTAGACTAAGTCCATCGCAAATTGCGATTGCAAAAAAGTTTAATATTACACCTGAGCAATATGCCCGTGAACTTTTAAAATTGGAGTCTTAATATGAGTAAAGTAACTAAGGATTTAGAAACCCGTGAACTAACAGAGCGACCTAAACAATGGGTCAATCCGGAACTTCTCCCTGAGCCTGACAAAGAGGCTGGGTATTCTTATCGATGGATTCGTGTTTCAACCTTAAATGCAGAAGACCCCCGTAATATCTCAGGAAAAATGAGAGAAGGCTGGGAGCCCTGTACTGTAGAGGAACAACCAAAGCTGCAAATATTAGTCAATCCTAATAGTCGTTTTAAAAACAATATTGAGATTGGCGGATTATTACTCTGTAAAACACCAACTGAGCTGGTTGACCAACGAAACTCACACTTTCGTAATCAAGCAGAAAATCAGATGGAGGCTGTAGATAATAGTCTTATGCGCCAAAGTGACCCAAGGATGCCACTCTTTAAAGAGAGCAAGTCTACGACCACATTTGGTAAAGGTACTTAATTTAACTTAGGAGTTTAATATGGCTTATCCAACTGTAAGCGCTCCGTATGGACTAAAACCAGTCAATTTAATTGGCGGTCAAGTCTTTGCAGGGGCAGTTCGTCATATGCAAATTGCAAGTGGCTAT